GTCCTAGACCTAGCTTCTGCCGAGAACCGCGGACTATCATCTGAGGAAAACGAGAAGATTGCTCGTATTGAGGCTGACATTGATCAGCGCGATGCAGCGATTGACACCGCACGCAAGCTAACCGAGCGCGAGAACCGCGCTAACGAGGCTGCTGCAACACTAAACACTACTCCAGAGGAAAGCCGTCAGTCTGAATCTGACATTTTCCGCGCAATCGCTATGGGAGAAATCCGTGGCGGACACGAGTTCAAGTCTGAGAAGCGTACACTTACTTCCTCTGACAACACTGTTCCAAAATCCTTCTACGACCAGGTATTCCAGATTGCAAGACTTGCTGGACCAATGCTTGATCTTGGACAAGTTATCTCAACCAGCACTGGTGAGTCACTAACCATCCCAACCCTAACTGCTCGCTCAACCGCGACCATCAAGGGACAGGGTGTTCAGATTTCTGACTCTGACCCAGTATTCAGTTCGATTGTTCTAGGGGCTTTCAAATATAGCTTCATGGTCCCTGTGGCAAACGAACTACTAAACGATGCAGGATTCGACCTATCAGCACTTATCGCTGAGCAGGCTGGAAACTCAATCGGATTCGCAGTAAACACTGGTCTAACCACTGGAACTGGAACCGTTGAGCCTACTGGTGTTATGACTGCTGCTGCTTCTGCTGTAACTGGTGGAACTGGAGTATCTGGTGTTGCTTCATACGAGAACATCATTGACCTAATTTACGCGCTAGACGGACAGGCTCGTCTACTTCCTGGTGTTGGATTCATCACTGGAAAGTCTGGCCTAGCTGCTATGCGTAAGCTAAAGGATGGTGCAGGAAACTACATCTGGACCGACTCTGCCGTTCCTGGACAGCCAGCAACCATGCTTGGCTACCCAGTTTATGAAAATCCTGCCGTGAGTGCTACTGCCGTCAATGCATTTAGCCTGGGCTTCGGACATTTGCCATCGTACAAAATCCGTACTGCTGGTGGAATCCAAGTTGCACAGTCATCCGACTTTGCATTTGACAAGGATGTTACAACTTTCCGTGTGACCATGCGCGTTGATGGAAATTTGACGCACTCGAGCCACCTGGTAAAGTTCCGCGGCGGCGCAAGCTAATCCGTAGCTAAAAAGCTGAAAGACCCCAAGCGTGTAGGTTCGCTTGGGGTCTTTCTTTTGCTATGCTGGGGACAAAGAAAGGCAACCTACATGTCAAAAATAAAAGGGACTGTTTCCGTATTCTCAAATTCACCTGGACAACCTACGGGCTACGGCATTGCTGCTGAAGCACTAATACAAAGACTAAAAAGAGACGGCGCAGATGTGGCTGCTATTTCTAACTACGGAAACGAAGGAATAAAGACTCAGTTCGCCACAGAGTACGGCGATGTTCCTGTCTATCCCCGTGGATCAGATGTCTATTCAAACGACTCAGCCATCTTGGGCCACAAGCATTGGCGAGCGCTAAACAAAAAGCAACCTGATTTGCTTATTACGCTTTACGATGTGTGGGTGTTTCAAGGCAAGGCTTGGGATGGCTTGAATGTAGCATCTTGGACCCCGATTGACCACAGCCCAGTTCCACCAGGCGTAGCCAAGTGGAGTGCAAAAGAAAATGTCACGCCTCTTGCAATGTCAAAATTCGGTCAGAAAGAGCTGCAAGCTAAGGGCATAGATTCCATCTACATTCCGCACTCTATAGATACCAAGGTTTTCAATCGCAGAGAAAAGATTGCAGGTCAGTCAATCGAGGATTACATGGGCTTTGGCAAGGACCGCTTTGTAGTTGGCATGAACGCAGCTAATAAGTCTGGTGGCATTATTCACCGCAAAGCTTTTGGTGAAAACCTTATGGCGTTCTCCATCTTTTGCAAAAAGCATCCAGACGCAATTCTTTACATCCACACAGACCCAGTTAGCGGTCACGGTTGGAACCTGATGACTCTTGGAGAAATTCTAGGTATTCCAAAGGACAACATGGCCTTTGTAGATCCAGTCAGCTACAGATTCGGTATTAGCCAAGAAGACCTAGCAGGAATCTATAGTTCGTGGGATGTAATGCTTGCCACAAGCTATGGCGAAGGATTCGGTATTCCAACAGTAGAGGCTCAAGCCTGTGGAGTTCCAGTTATCGTGTCTGACTTTGCTGCTTCGGCTGAGTTAGTTGGCGATGGATGGACAGTAGGCGGTCAGCCTTTGTACGACAACTCTCAAAGCTCGTTTTTTACCATACCTTCGGTTCCCCTAATCGTGCAGGCATTGGAAGAAGCCTACGAAAGAGGAAAAGGCAAATCGGATAAAGCTGTTGAGTTTGCCCAGCAATACGACCACGATGTTGTTTGGAATAAGTATTGGACACCAGCCCTAAAGAAGCTGCTCAAGTGATTCCAGTCTTAGGCTTCTGCACGCTAAAGCGCTTTGACTTAGCAGAGCGTCTGATGCTTTCTATTGACTATCCAGTTGAACATTTGGTTGTCATTGACAATTCAGGCACGCAAAACTGGATGCCACCACGAGTAGCCATGGCTAAGAACCAGTGGGACATCCAAGTACCTCATGGACTCGGTTTGGTTGGTGCTTGGAACTTAATTGTCAAGACCACACCATTTGCGCCTTACTGGTTGCTTGTAAATGATGATGCTTGGTTTGAACCAGGCGCACTAGCCAAGATTGCAGAAGAAGCAGACCCTAAAGCGCTTTCTTTTCCAGACATTGTGCCAGATTGGTCATGTATCGTGCTTGGAGAGCGCGTTGTAGACAAGGTAGGGCTTTATGACGAGCGTTTCTACCCTCTTTACTTTGATGACAACGATTATGAGCGCCGAATTGACAAAAAAGGCATTGAAATCAAACGAATTGAAGCCAAAGTACATCACGACAACAGTTCGACTATCAAAAGTGGCTTTGAAAGCCAAAATTCGGTCAGTTTTAGGGCAAATCAGGCCCTTTTAGACACAAAAATAGCCGAAAATGACTATTCAGAGGGCCAATGGAGCCTAAAAGTAAGAAGAAGCAACTCTTGGGAGTAGTTTATACAGGCGGAACCTTTGATTTGTTCCATGCAGGACATGTCGAGTTTTTAAGACGCTGTTCTGAACTAGGTAGCGTAGTTGTATCACTAAACACCGATGAGTTTATAGAGGAATACAAAGGCAAGCCACCAGTAATCAGCTACGCAGATCGTAGAGATGTTTTGCTTGCTTGTCGGTATGTAGATTCGGTTGTACCTAACATTGGTGGTTCAGACAGCCGTATTGCGATTGAAAGCGTCATGCCTGATTTAGTAGTTATCGGTTCAGACTGGGCTAGGCGTGATTACTATACGCAAATGGCTTTTGACCAAGACTGGCTAGATGAGCGAGGCATTGGGCTTTGCTACATTCCATACACACAAGGAATCAGCTCTACAGCCATCAAGGAGCGTATGCTGTTTAGGCGATAGACTAGACCTAGATTTAGCAAAGGACCCCCATGGCAATAACAAATGGTTACGCTTCACTTGCTGATGTCAAAGCCGCACTAAGAATCACAGATTCGGTAGATGACTCACTTCTTGAAATGGCTATCGAATCAGCATCTCGCCTGATTGATGGATATACCTACAGATACTTCTATAACGCAGGAACGGCAACCAGAGACTTTGTTGCATCCGATTCTTACCTAACAATCATTGACGATTTGATTAGCCTTTCTGAGCTAAAGACAACTGACGAAATCGGTAGTGAGTATGTCACTTGGGGGTCAGCAGATTACCAGCTACGCCCAGTAAACGGAAAACAAGATGGACTAAATGTTCCATACACAAGCATCCTTTCGACTGATGACTTGTTGTTCAACATCCTTGGTGAGCAAGCTCTTGTTCGTGTGACTGGCGTGTGGGGTTGGACAGCAGTTCCAATCGCAATCAAGCAAGCCACAGTGATTCAGTCTTCAAGAATTTACAAGCGCCTTGACTCACCTCTTGGTGTTGCAGGCTTTGGTGATCTTGGTGCTATCCGTGTTGGTCGTGCGCTTGACCCAGATGTTGAGCAGCTAGTAATGCCTTACCGCATTATGAGGAACTTCGCCTAATGGCCTCTATCTCAGACATCCGCGCTGGGATTGCCGCTAACCTTGCGACCATCCCAGGTCTTCGCACATCGGCAGAAATCCCTGATAACCCAAACCCACCTGTCGCTATTGTGTCTTTGGATTCGGTCAGCTATGACAAGGCTTACGCAGGTGGCATGGTGGACTACAACTTTACTGTCACGGTTATTGTGGGCCGTTCAGCCGAGCGTATTGCTCAGAGGACACTAGACATGTACATCTCGACAGGGCAAAACTCTATCAAAAGTGCGATAGAGTTAGACAAGAGCCTTGGCGGAACAGCCTACGACTGTCGAGTGACTTCATTGAACTCCATTGGTTCAATTCAGTTAAATGACAACACATACCTGGCTGCCGACTTCACGGTCACAGTCATAGCAAACTAGGAGAAATAAATGGCAAAGTTTTTTGCAAAAGACTACAAGATTACAGTAGGCACTACCGTCATCAGTGATGACATCGCTTCTGTAACTCTTGACATTACAGCAGACGAGGTTGAGACAACAGCTTTCGGAAGCACTTACAGATCACGCATCGGTGGCCTAAAAGACGCTTCTGTATCACTAGACTTCCACCAGGACTTTGGAGCTGGCTCTGTAGACGCTCTATTGTTCCCACTACTGGGTTCAACTGTAGCTGTAAAGATTGCGCCTACTACTGGCACAGTCACCGCTACCAACCCTGAGTACCAGTTCACAGCTCTAGTAACCCAGTACCAGCCTTTCGCTGGTGCAGTTGGTGACTTGGCTACACTTTCGGTTACATGGCCTGTATCTGGTGAAGTCACCAGAGCAACAGCCGCAGCGTAATCCGCTAGGATAAAACAATGAGACTAAACCTACAAGTTGCTTACTCTGCTACACCAGATGAGCTAAAAGAAATCATTTGCAATCCGTCTGACATGGTAAAGCTTGAAACTAAGTTTGACATGTCAATAGCCAGTCTTGAGAACAACATCAAGATTACTCACTTGCTTTTCCTAGCTTGGGCAAGCGAGTCCCGCACTAAAGCAACTACTCTTTCGTTTGAGGAGTGGGTGGACACCGTAGAAAGTGTTAGCCCGTCTGAACAAAAAAAATAGTTGGGCTTGGTGAATCGTCAGCTCATTGGTACATAGCCACATTAGCTGTCGAGACAGGCATCAGTCCCAGAGAGCTTATGAAGCTCGATGATCGGATGCTCTGGACCATTGGTCGCTATCTTGTATGGCGAGCTACGCACCAAGCACCTAAGCGTTGAGAAGAAGCACCCTTCGGGGTGCTTCTTTTTTGTTCGGTAGACTTGGGGTAGATAGGCGGACTAAATGGCATTGAAACTTTACTCAGGGCGTGCAAGCGCTCTAAAGGTTTACGCTTCCGATTGGAAGGTATTTGCTAAGGCGCTGTACGAAGTGGACAAAGAACAATCGTTTGCGCTAAAAAAGCGATTCAAAGAAATTGCTGGTCCAGTGCAAACATCCGTACAACAATCACTAAAAAACCTGACATCATCAGGACCTATGCGCGGTATGCGACATGGTGGTAGAACTGGTTGGGGTAGAGACTACGGCTCCACAGGCGGACCTGTTTCTGGAGCCAAGCGGTATCCATTCAACTCTGTACTTATTGATGCTTTCAAGCAAGCGAAGCGTGGTCAAACTGGTATTGCCAGGCTACGAGTTAGATCAGCAGCTACAACAATTTCTGATGTAGCTCAAAAATTCAGTGGTCGAGCTTATACACGCATGTATAGGATTAGAGAGTTTGGTGGCGAAGAAATCATGCGTAACCATCAGCTCAAAGAGAGCGCTGTCAAGCAAATGATTACAAATCTTGGTCCTATTTCAAAGCCGAGTAAGCGAAAGAAGTCCAGAAATGTTTACCCTGGTTTTGACGCAGCGTATCCAGAAGCCAAAAGACAAGCAGAAGTAGCTATCAGGGCAGCCATAAAGGTTACTGAAGCAAAGATTGATAGGAAGAACTAATGAGTCAGATGTTCCTGAATGTCGTCAGCACATTCAAAGGAGACGGGCTTGCGGCTGCTACACGCCAGCTAGGAAGCTTCGGTAAAGCTACTGATGGTTTTGGTTCTACTCTTGGAAAAGTTGGTGCTGCACTTGCTTCGTTTGGTCTTGCTACTAAGGCCATCAGGTTTACACAAGATTCCATTGACTCTGCTCGTGACTTAGAGCGAAATCTATTTTCTGTTGGAACTATTTTTGACGAGTTTGCTCCAAAGATTCTTCAGTTTACTAAAAACGCTGAGCAGCTCGGTCTAAGCCAAAAAGATGCCGCTAAAGCATCTACATTCTTGGGATCTGTTCTAAAGCAGTCTGGCTTCAGCATGGAGTTTGTAACTGCTGAAACTCAGAAGCTTGTAACACTTGGTGTGGACCTAGCCGCAACCTATGGCTACGATGTTCAAGAAGCTTTGTTGGGTATGACCGCGCTGTTCCGCGGTGAGTATGACCCAATCGAGAAGTTCGGTGTTGCTATGAAGCAATCCGAAATCAATGCCGAGCTTGCTGCTAGAAAACTTACTCATCTGACTGGAGCTGAGCGCCGTAATGCCGAGCAGACAATTCGGTTGGAACTTCTTTACCAGCGTGCTGCCGATGCCTCAGGCGCTTTTACTGCTCAGTCTGGCAACTTGTATGTAGAGCAAAAGAAACTTACTGCTGCCTTTGAAAACATGCAGGCAAAAGTCGGTACAGAGCTTCTACCAGCTATGGGTGGTTTAGTTGAAGTTCTAAAGCCACTGGTAGATGAGCTAACGCCAAGACTTGTTCAAATCGTAACTGATGCCCAACCAGCTATTGAAACATTGACGCAGCTTATCAAGGACATGGGCGATAAGACGACCACTACTGGAGCAGCGGTAGGTGGATTTGCTGACATACTTGGCACAGCTTTCAGACTAATTGCTGAAAACTTTGGAGTGCTACTTCAACTTACAGCTTTGTTGTTAGGTGTTAGAACTGCTGTAGGGCTTGTTACTGCGGCATTATGGCTTTTGAAAAATCAGCCTATTGTCACAGCATTGACACTAATTGCTGCTGGAGTCATTCTTATAAATGACGGAATGAAAAATCTAAAATACACAGTAGACACTACTGGTAGATCAGTTACAAGCTTCAAAACAGCCCTAAAGGATTCTGGTAAAGAAAGCGACTATGTAAACAAGAAGTATGGTGTAGTCGGCGTTACTTTCCAAGAAGCAACTGCTGAGGCAAAGCGCCTGGGTGACGAAGTAGCAAATGCAGACAAAGGCAAACTAGACAATCTAAAAGCACAAGTTATTGGCATAAGAATTTCAGCTGGAGAAGCTGCCAACGAGCTTCGTAGAATGGCTGAGCAAGCTGGTGTAAAGCTTGGTGGTGATGGAAAACCTACTCCTGATACTGGAACTACTACTGCCACAACTACTGGTGGTGGCGCTAAGCCATCTCTAACAGGACTTCCCGCCCTTATTGCAGAAGCTAAAAAGGATGCCAGAGTTGCTAAAAAGGAAACTAGGCTTATTGCTGGCGGTTTGTCGCAAGCAGTAGCAGAGTGGGTTACAAGCAGCTCAACACCAATCAAAACAGCAAACCAAGCACTAAAGGGCCTAGAAAAGAACCAAACTAAGACTGTCAAAAGGCTTACTAATCTTTACAACGGATCGGCTGCTGGTCAGCAAGCTGCGGCTCAGGCGGCAGCAGAAGCTTCTCAAGCTGCGGCTCAGGCGGCTGCCGAATTTGCACGAGTTCAGGCAGAAACAGCAGCAGCAGAGGCAGCCGCACTAGCTGAACGAGAGCGCATCTATACCTCTTTCCTAGATTCAGTCAAAAGCACATTTGCTGGAATCAAGAACGCAATACTTGGAGCCTTTGACATCACAGCTCTTGGCAGCTCTACAAACTCCATTCTTCGCAACATGGAAAAGATGTTAGTCAAGCTTCGCTCTTTCTCAGCCAGCATCAAGCAACTAGCCACCATGGGACTTGACCCAGCTCTGCTACAGCAGATTATCTCTATGGGTCCTATGGCTGGGGCAACATTAGCCGCAAGGCTTGTTCAGGGGGGAGCAGGCGCTCTAGGGGCCATCAATGCAGGCTTTGGAGAGTTTGGTTCTCTTGCTGGCGAAATAGCCACAACAGGCACTAACGCTATGTTCAATAGGGAAGCGCAGCAAAATGTTTACAACATCAATGTAAGCGGTGGAGTAGGTTCTGGAGCCACAATCGGTAAAGCAATCGTGGATGCAATCAAGGACTATGAGCGCACCTCTGGTGCTGTTTGGCAGGGCGCATAATGCCAGCCCCAAGCGTCAAGGTAGAGCTTGGTCTGAACCTAGGTCAAAGCGACCCTTTTGGCTTCAAGCTTGATGATGCTATTAGAGGTGTTCTTGATAACACTGACTACACACTTGGTGGCGAGCGCTACTTTGACATTACAGATCGTCTAGTTGCAGCTCAGGTTCGCCGTGGTAAATCTCAAGCCCTAGACCGCATTGATGCTGGTGTAGTTTCCATTACGGTAGATAACTCAGATAGAGAGTTTGACCCGCTATACGAAAATGGCCCATATTTCGGTCAGCTTGTGCCTAGGCGTTCGGTTCGAGTAAGCAGCAACGGACTTCCTGTATTTATTGGCTTTATTGATGACTTCGACATTCAGTACGAACCAGGCGTGCAGTCTGTTGTTCGCATTGATGTATCTGACGCTCTTTCGGTTTTGACTAACGCAGGTCTTGAAGCATTTACTCCTGACTCAGAGCTATCAGGCGCAAGAATCAATACTGTTCTAAACCTGCCAGAAGTAGACTGGCCTGCTGACCTAAGAGACATTGACACAGGAAACTCGCTAATGCTTGATGCGGATGTTGCAGAAGGCACAGCAGCTCTAACCTACTTGCAACTTGTTGCTAACTCAGAGTTCGGTACTTTGTTCTTGTCCAAAGACGGAAAGATTACCTTTAGGGAAAGAAACTCAGTGCCAAACACCCCTGACCTGGTGTTCTCAGATGAAATAGTTGCAGGAGCCTACACGGGTATTCAGTTCGCCGATGTAAACATTGTCTACGGATCAGAGAACCTTTACAACCGAATTATCCTAGACAACGCAGACATTTTCCCTGAAGAGGCTTTTGCCGAAGATGCAACTTCTCAAGCTGTCTACGGTCCTAGAACCTTGACTCAAACAGGGCTACTTATTCAAGAGCCTGACCAACTACAGTTCCTAGCGGACTTCTTCCTGGCTCGCTATAAAGAGCCTCAGTACCGCTTTGAGACTGTTACTGTAGTCCTAGACACCCTAAGCACCATAAACCAGAACAAGGTGCTGGGCCTAGAAATCGGTGACATCGTACAGGTTCGGTTTGAGCCTTCCGACATTCCACCAGCCATCGAGCAATACTGCCGAATCATCGGCATAAACCACGACTGGTCCCCAGGCAGCAAGAACATCAGCTTTAGCCTAGAGCGCCTAGACTTTGCGGTCTTCATCCTTGATGACCTAGTGCTTGGTGAGCTGGACAATGACCGCCTTGCCTACGAGTAGTAAACTAAACTAAGAACAAAGGAACCCAATGCCAAGAAAAACCTTTACCGCTGGTGAAGTCCTAGCTGCTGCTGATGTAAACCTGTACCTCTCTAACGAGGCTGTTTTTGCTTCCAGCACCGCAACCACTTACACCGTTACCGCTTCTGACCGCTATGAGACTCTAGTGTTCACCGCAGGATCAGCAGTGACCGTGACCGTTGGAACTGCCACAGCTTTCCAGGCTGGCGAGCGTATTGACATTCTTCAGGATGGCGCTGGCACAGTTACTATCCAGCGTGACGGAACTGCTACCACTTTGGCAGGTCGAGGAACCGCAGGAACCGCTTACAGAATTGGTCAGCGTTATGACGCAGTATCGGTAGTGTGTGTGGGTACTAACTCATACAGGGTGATCGGGAACGCGACTGCCGTCTGATGACTCTTTCAGCGTTAGGTATTTTTAGTGCTGCTGGGGCTGGTGGGGCTGCGGTTGCTGGGGCTTATGAACTAATTAGTACAACGACCTTAGGAACTGCTGCTTCTTTTGTGACTTTTAGCAACTTAGGCGATTACGCTTCAACTTACAAACATTTACAAATTAGAGCAGTCGCTAGGTCTACAAGAGCAAGCAACGCTGACTCAGCTATCGGACTTCAATTCAACGCCACTACTTCAGGTTATTTTTGGCACGAACTTCAAGGTAGCGGGAGTGCTGTTTCTTCTAGCGCTAACACTTCGCAAACTTCTATGCGGGTGGGAATGCTTACAGCAGCTACTTCAGCTGCCAATGCTTATGGTGCTACGGTTATTGACCTTCTTGATGCTTATTCAACTACAAAAAATAAAACTTTTAGATCTTTGACTGGCGCAACTGACCTTAATAGAATTAGGCTTACCAGCGGTAGCTTGGCTTTGACTAACAGCGTGACTGAAATCAAACTGCTCGACTTATTTGCCAACTTTACTGTTGGTTCACGATTCTCACTTTACGGAATAAAGGGATAAAAATGCCAACACCTACTTATACACCTCTAGCTAATGTGACTCTAGCCTCAACAACTTCATCAGTCACATTCGGTTCTATCCCTGCTACTTACCGAGATTTGATTCTTGTATTTGAGGGGACTGTATCAACAACAACAAATGTTCTGACTTCTCTAAATGGAGATACCTCAACTGTTTATACCAGAGTCCAGATGACAGGCTCAGGCTCAAGTGCTAGTTCAAGCTCTGGCACGCACGAAGGTTTATACACTGTCTATGGACAGTCTGGAGAGCGTGTCTTTGCACAGTTGCAAATTTTTGATTACTCGGCTACCGACAAGCATAAAACGGCTCTTTCTAGGGGCCACACGAGCGGTGCTGAAGTGGCTGCAAGAGCTTTACGATGGCCTTCTACTGCTGCTGTTGTATCACTTGCAGCTAGTTCAACCTCTGGAACATTTAATACTGGCTGTACCTTCTCACTTTACGGAGTAATCGCCTAATGACAATGACTCTTATTGAAACAAAGACGCTGAGTACTGCTCAAGCTTCGATTGAGTTCACCTCTATACCACAAGACGGCACCGATCTTTATGCTTTGACTTCACTTAGGGATGTTTCTGGAACCGTTGGTTGGGCCACTTGTGAAGTTAGACCAAACGGCAGTAGCACTAGCATTACTTCTCGCGCGCTTTATGGATTCGGCACAACTGTAGGCTCTAATGCTCCGACTGAGATTTATCACCAAGCAACGCAAGGTGGAAATACCGCCAACACCTTTAGCAATTCTTCTATTTATATACCTAATTACACAGGCTCGACAAATAAGTCTTTCTCTGTAGATACGAGTACTGAGGGCAATACAACTAATACACTTAACGCAATAACCGCAGGCTTATGGAGCAATTCAGCTCCTATTACAAGCTTGACATTCATTATTTCTGGGGTAAATCTCGCGGCAGGTTCCACCGTTTCTCTTTACAAAATCAACAGATTTATTACCCCCGCTGCTAAGGCTACTGGTGGCACTATTACTTACGGAGTAGACGGCTACTACTACCACACCTTTACTGCTTCAGGAACATTTACCCCGACTACTACTCTTACTGGCGCGCAAATCTTGATGATTGGTGGTGGTGGTGGTAAAACACAATTTCATAGCGGTGGTGGTGGTGCTGGTGGTTTACTAACTCAGACGGCAACCCTTACTTCTGGCACAGCCTATACAGCTGCTATTGGTGCTGGTAGTAGCGGAACTGGTTCCGACACGATCTTTACTGGACTCACTACTGCTAAAGGTGGTGGTGCTGGTGCTTCTTCTGGTGGTGGTGGCACTGGTGGATCTGGTGGTGGTGGCGGTGGTGGTTCAGGCGCTGGTGGCGGTGGTGCTGGAACAGTAGGTCAAGGAAATAATGGTGGTGGCACGACTGCTGCCCAAGCTGGTGGTGGTGGTGGTGGTTCTGCTGGTGGCGGTGGTGGTGGATACTTCAATGGTTCGATTCAAGTGGGTGGAGACGGTGGAGCAGCCACAACTCTAGCTGATTGGGCTGGTGTAACTGGAACTGGTGTTAGCAATCAATACGCTGGTGGTGGTGGTGGTTCTAGCACAGGAAACGGTGGATCTGGTGGTGGTGGTGCTGGTGCCACTCCGCCAGCAAATACTGGAAGCGGTGGTGGTAGCACGAACAATACTGCTACTGGTGGCTCTGGTTTGATTATTGTAAGGTATCTAGCATGAGTCACTTCGCAGAACTAGACGAAAATAATGTCGTCAAAAGAGTACTTGTTGGCAACAATAACTATCCGAACGAAGGCTACGACTGGTTTGTAGAAACTTTTGGTGGTCGTTGGGTTCAAACTTCATACAATGCCAACTTCCGCAAGAACTACGCTAATACTGGTTTTACTTATGATGAAGAATTAGATGCTTTCATCGCACCTCAGCCTTTCGAGTCTTGGACATTAGACGAAGAAACTTGTCAATGGCAGCCACCAGTCGCGTACCCGCAAGACGGTAAAATCTATAACTGGAATGAAGAAATAACTAGCTGGGAAGAAGTAGGAAACTAATGACTGATACACCGACTAAAGTTGTCGTAAACTGCGCTGATGGAAGTTCGCAATACATTCCGCTAAGTGCTGAAGAAATCGCTCAGCGTGACGCCGACAGACTAGCTTGGGAAGCACAAGAAGCAGATCGCCTAGCTGCTGAGGCAGCCGAGTCGGCAGCACAGGCAACCGCTGTTGCTAAACTAAAGGCACTCGGTTTAACTGATGATGAGATTGCTGCCCTCAAAAACTAATGGCTGAGGAAACAACTGGGGTACGCATCACCCAGCAAGCAATTTACGCCAAGCAACTTGAGCATGGGGAAACCCTAGTCAAGATCCTTGAGAAGCTGGACCACCTAGACGAGGTCCCTGCACGCTTGAGAGAGGTAGAGCTAACCCTTGCTCGGCTGGCTTGGATTGAGAAGATTGCTTACACAGGTTTAGCGGCTTCCGTTGTTGCTCTTGTTAGCTTGATTTTTACAATGATTGGAAACTAATGAAAACCAAACCACAATGGCCGATTGACGGCAAAAAGGGCAAAGACTGGAAAATTACCAGTCCTTTCGGAATCCGTATTCATCCGATTGAGAAAATCCGTAAGAGCCATAACGGAAATGATATTTGGGGACCCAAGGCAAAAATCTGGGTTGAAGCCTGGCACGATGGCACAGTCATCGCCGCAGGAACATCAAAGCTCAAGAACGCAGACGGCTCTCTCGGCGGTGTCGGCTGGTATGTAGACATTCGGTCCAAGATAAATGGCGAATGGTTTGTAGCTCGCTACGCTCACATGGTTGAGAACAGCTTGCTGGTCACTAAAGGCGAAAAGGTCAAGGCTGGAACTCGGTTGGGCATCATGGGAAACACAGGAGCCTCAGCAGGTAGACACCTTCACTTTGAAATCTGCAAGGGCAAGGTTCACCGTTGGACACTTGATGGAACAGGCTTCGTAGATCCGATGAAGTTTGTTTTCAACACAATCGAAAAATGGGAGCTTGCTCAGACTATTCCATTGCCTACTCCAGACACAGGTGAAGTCCTACCTGCACCAGTTCACGAACCAGAGCCTAAGTTGCCGAAGGTAAAAGAAGAAAAGGTTAAACCCAAACTTGCTAAATAGATTAGCTAAGAACAAAAGCCTACGACTACTGTTTGTAGGCTTTTTTCTTTTCTTTATGGCCTGGCAGCCTACCCCCGCCTACGCTGCACAAGCTTGGGCCTCAATTACCTGTGCCGACTCGATTGGCAATCAAAGAACATTTCAGACAGGATGGAACAATGAAAATAACTACTTCTTGGACAAGGGAAACATTGCTCAGCACTTTTGCGAAGGTGGGTATGCTGGTCCTCTCACCAGCTTTGTTGGCGTTGTTTCTAATGACGGCGGGGAGCTGGATAGTTCTTTGCTTTACCATCCTGGTTACAGTCCTACTCCCACTCCTAGTCCTACTCCTATGCCTGAACCTAGTCCTGTGGATCAAACAACGGACACAACAGTAAGGACAGAAGATGTCGAACGCACAGAAGATGTTGCTCGCACTGAGGAAGTTGTCAGAGAGCCTGAGCCAGTGGCTACGGTGGCTCCCGTAGAGCCAGCACCAGAGCCACAGCCCGAACCAACGCCTGAACCAACCCCTGAACCCACCCCAGAACCAGAACCTATTCCAGAACGTCCTGAGAAGCCCGTAGAGACTCCGAAGCCCGTAGAAAGCCCGACACCTACCCCTGAACCTTCTGAGCCTTCTACGCCGATTACAGAGCCTGAAATTCCATCCGAACCTGCTCCAGAATTGGTAGAAGAACCAATCAGCATCGAACTAGCGTTAGAAGCGGTTGGTAAACTTGTAGACAACCTACGCTCAATCGGGTCGGACCTAACTCCAGAAGTACGAGAGCAGGCACAGCAAGTAATTGTTGCGTCTGTTATCGTCACCCAGGTCGCATTAGCAGGTAGGAAACCTTGAAGTTCATCAAAGACCAACTAGATCAAGCTTGGACAATTCTTGGCTTAGGAATCGCCTGGGTCGTACTTGAAGGCACAGCTAAGGACTTTGTAGGTTGGGCTATTCTCATCACCATTGCTATTTGGGCAGCAACTTACCCTCTAAGGAAAGACTAATTATGTGGTTAGACATCGCACGCAGAACACTAGCTGTAATCATCCTCAAGGTCACAGGAATCTTTGTAGGTGGTTCGGTTATCGGACTTGAAGTTATGCAGGCTGTAGCCATGGCTGCTTTTGCTGGAGTTATAGATGTTGCTCAGGAGCTTTCAAGAGCTTACCTGTCAGACGGCGAAATTGACCCAGAAGAAATAAACAAGACCTTTGGAAAGATTGGCAGCAAAGAAGTCAAGAAGGACTAACTTCTTCTTCTCTCGCTATCTGTAGTTCCACCCCAGATACCGTGCATACCCGCTGACACAGCGTAGTCAAGACATCTAATCTTTACTGGGCATACCGAGCAAATCGCCTTAGCCTCATTAGCGACCAGTTTTCGGTCATGGGAACTTCCCACAAGATCATCTGGAAAAAAAAGATTCGGGTCTACGGCACACCCTACTCCCCCTGGTACATCCCTAATAGCTTCTTGAAGTTCGATGTATTTGCGTTCTAATTGTCGGTGGCTAAGCATAGGTTTACATTACAGAAAAAACCCGCTAATGTGAAATCCCACACCGAGTAGATGTGGGATTCACGCCAAATGAAAGAGAGGGAAACACTTGGCCTTACTAAAGCTACCAAGCGTAATAAACGAGATACAGGATGCCGTACTCCTAGGAGACTTTGAGAACGGCTCCCCAGAGTGGCACGAGCTACGAAACGAACCTGGTGCTATCGGTGGTTCGGACATCGCAGCTATCGCAGGTTTGTCACAATGGGAAAGCGCCTATACAAAGTGGGCAAAAAAGACAAAACAAATTCCAGACAGCATTGAGCCATCTATGTCAATGCGACTTGGAACAAAACTAGAAACACCAATCGCAGAAATCTTTGCCGAAGAACATCCTGAGCTGGAACTTTACACAACAGGAACTTGGGCAAACAAAGAAGAACCTTGGATGCGTGCAAACCCTGACGCAATCTACGCAGACTCAACTGGCGAGTTCGGAATCCTAGAAGTCAAGTTTTCACGCGACTATTGGACAGCCGTGCCTCAGTCCTACCGCGCACAAGTTCTTTGGTACATGCGAGTATTCGGTTTGAAACAAGCAAAGCTTGTTGCACTTGCAGGTTCTAGTTATCAAGAGTTTGACATCGAATGGGATCAGTTTGAAGCTGACGCTTTGTTTGCTGCTGCCATTCGGTTCCGCAATCATGTTGTGCAAATGCGAGCGCCACAGTGGGATGGTTCCAACTCAACACTTGAGACAGTAAAGAAACTAAATCCAAACATCGCAGATGGCGAAGTAGACCTAGACGATTTGGGTATGCACTACTTCAACAAGTTGGATGAGTTCGAGCGTGTTGAGAAGGAACTTACCGAGCTAAAGAGTAGAGTCCTATCTGCTATGAACGGCAACAAGAGGGGCTTGATTTACGGAGAACACAGAATCAGCCTCAGAGCTAGGGGTGCGGGATTGCCGTACCTACATCACGAAAAGATAGGGAAATAAATGGCACACTTCAATCTCAATGAATATCAGACCGTACAAGAACGCATAGATTTGTTTTGGAAAAAGTTTCCTGCGGGTCGGTTCAAGCTGGACATCGTTAGTCAGTCAGATACACAGGTCATCATCAGGGCTTCGGTTTGGACCGATAAGGCTGACAAGCACCCAACTACTGTGGACTTTGCTGAGGAGCGAGTCGGCACTTCACCTGTAAACAAAATCAGCCATGTCGAGAACTGCGCTACATCAGCTCTCGGTAGAGCTATCAGTGCTTTAGGTGGAGAGTTTAGCCCAAAAGGTAAAAGACCATCCCGTGAGGAGATGGCAAAGGTAGAGCGCTCTAAGCAATCAGTTGCACAGCTAAAGGATTGGCTCGTAATGGCTCAGTCAATGGGCGATGACCTTGACGGTCTTAGACTGTTATACAGCGAAGCCAAAACTGCCAACGCTCCAAAAGAAACCCTAGATAGGATTGCCGAAATTGCCAATGGATCATCTGGAAATGAACATCCTGATAGCAAGCCTGCGGGAAGTGCAGGAGTGTCTGAATGAGCAATGGGCTAGGGGCAACTACCCCGATGTGGACAAGATGTGGCAATTACAAAGAGAAAAGTCAGAGAGGCTAAAAAATGGAGATTATTTCACCAGGACACATCATCCAGGAGCTTCAGAGACTAACAGCGGAGATGGACAAGGGCAGTAACGCCCTCTATGACGCTGAGTGCAAGATGGCTGATGCCGAGGCTGCTTACGACAAAGCTGTATCACTAGCTTTCATAAACAACCAAGGAACCGTGGCTGACAGGCAGGCTGTGGCTAAGTTGCAGTCAGTAGATCAAAAGCTACAAGCTGACCTAGCCAGAGCTGAGTTCAATAGAGTCAAAACCAAGATGAAAACCCTGTCAGACCAGGCAACAATGATGGCTGTAATGTCCAAAAATGTTGAGCTTCAGTGGCGGACACCCTAGCTGGTAGCCTTGAAAGGTGATTGCTGAAAGCTGCTCATGTGGGGCAAAGTTCAAAACTGACGATGCCAAGGCGATAGCCCTAGTCAGAGAATGGCGCAGGAAACACAACTGTCAGGAAGCTGCATCCGAAACACGAGACTATGAAATTAGCTCGACTATCGGTTTTTCGGCTGATTACACTGGCACAGGACTAGACCTACCCGCAAAGAAATACGACCCTTGGGAAGATGAATAGCAAAGAGTTTCAAAAATACATCAGACGCGATGAAGGAATTTGTTGTCATTGTGGAACTGATGACGATACACTCGTGCCACAACACAGACTGGGAAGGGGAATGGGCGGATCTAAAGAACGGGATGTTGCATCAAACATCATTGTCATTTGCTCATTAGCAAACGGACAGCTAGAGTCAAATGCAACCTTCGCTCAAATGGGTAGAGATTTCGGTTGGAAGCTGACACAGGGACAAGACCCAAAGAAGGTTCCTGTTTGGTTGGCAGACGGCTGGTATTTGTTAGACGATGAGTTTAGAAAGAAAAAAGTAAACCCGCATAAAGAAGCGGACTAGAAAGAGGGAAAAGAGAGATGAGCATTGAGGCAGTTGCTACTGTTCTAAATCACAGCAAAGCCAAGGGGCGTGCGAAGCTTGTCCTAATTGGAATTGCCAATCACCTTGGAGACCAGGGTGCTTGGCCTTCAATCAGCACCCTAGCTCGATACGCTAACGCATCAGAACGCTCAGTCAAGCGAGACCTACAAGAACTTATGATTCTAGGTGAGCTGCAAGTGGACCTTCAGTCTGCTCCAATGCACGGTCAATACAAAACCAATCTTTACTGGATCACAATTCAGCCAGGGGTGACAGGTGAGGTAAGCAGGGGTGACAGCTCAGGTAAATCAGGGGTGACACCTGTTGGCACGCAAAACATCAATATTAACCATAAAGAACCAAAGAGATACGCAACAAAAATTCCAGATGATTTTTGGCCTACAAAAGAGCTTTTAGATTGGCAGGGTGAACACTTCCCAGAAGTGGATTGGAAACTTGAGACACACAAGTTTATTGACTACTGGAACTCGGTCAGCGGGAGCAAAGGCAACAAGACGGACTGGGGAGCCACCTGGCGCAACTGGATACGAAACAACAAGAAACCAAAGCGAGCCAGCCGAGAAGAAGAAAACAAGAAAGCAATGAGGGAGTTTCTAAAAAATGCAAAAGACTGAGACAGCAGAACTAATCGAGTTTCTGAGCCTTGTAGACGGGCGCAAAATCTCTGGCGAAAAGATTATGGCTTGGCACGAAGTTCTAGGCTTCTTGGACTACCCTGTGGCTAAACAGGCGGTCATTGAAGCTCAGCGAGATGCAGCAATTCAGTACATCGAGCCAAAGCACATCTTAGGCAAGGCAAAGTCAATTCAAGAAAGGACAAAAGCCGAGGCTGTCAGAGCTGAGCAGTTCAAGCAAAAGCCTTTCACATTCGGTTCAAGGATGCCAAAATGTCAGCACGGCATAGGACTATTGCTCTGTGATCCGTGTTGTAAAACAGCGGCTCAACAAGCTGGCTTGGTAAAGTAGGTGGGTGGATGAGAACAAAGCTATCTGTTCGCGTTGCGGTTCAACTTGGACTGTCAATGCTCAGAAGCGCGAGCGCACCGACCTTCGGTGCTTCTCCTGCCGTATGCGAAAATCTCTGGTCATCAAGTACGGTAGCCAGAAGTGCGTCACTTGGCAGGGTGAGTTTGACCGTGAGACGCTAACAGTTCCAATGTACGAAGGACACCCAGTATTGCCAGGATTACGCAGGTGTGGTCACATAGACTGCGTAAATGCTGAGCATGTTATCCAAGCGGATGACTAAAATGGAAGAAAGAAAGAGAGGCTGAGATGGCTATCATCGAAGTAAAAGGGAAAATCGGCAGGATTTTCTGGGAGAACAAGGGTCTTGAAGTAATCGAGACTTTCACAACCAAAGCGGGTAAAGAAATAAACGCTTACTACTCTGTTTGGCTAACTTCGCCAACAACCACGCTAAGCGTTGGTGACGAGGTAAAGGTCAAGGGCTTAGTATCCCATGAGATTTCAGAATGGGAATCAGAGGGTCAGACTAAGCGCAAGGTCAAGGTGGACATAAACAATCCAGTCGTGACAACCTCAGAGCCTAGCTTTGCCCCGACACACGGAGACACACCCTTTTGAGAATCATCCAATGGCTTCTCCCGTCATCTACTGGACTACTTTTGCTAAACCTATCTAAGACAGCAGAAGGACTCTGGAATGTGGCGGGAGTCGCTGTTGGAGTTTTTTACATCTGGGCTGGCCTCAGTGCCGCCTGGATGATTTATGTCAGAAACTGAATTTACAATCTCCGTAGTCGGAGACCCTGCCTCTCAGGGATCACACGCCATTATGAACGGGCGAATCGTTCAGGTCAATTCTAAAAAACACAAGGCTTGGCGCTCAGCTATTGTCAGTGCCTGTATTGACAACCTGCCTGACGGCTGGGAACCGCTAGACGAGCCAGTAAAGCTGAGTGTAAATTTCTACATGCCGAAAGGAAAATCCGTGAGTCGGGGGTTGCCAACTGTAGCCCCTGACCTTTGACTTGACAAACTAATCAGGGCAGTCGGAGACGCTCTAGCCATAGCTGGCGTTTATGCAGATGACTCCCGCATAGTCCGCATAAGCGCTCGCAAGCTGTATGCCATAGGCATAGAACCAGGCGCAACTATCTCGGTAAAAACTATGCGACACGCCGAAGAATAAAAATACCTAAATCTTGCTTTTTCTTTGAATTTTTGCTAATTTCAGTTTATTAGCTAAATAGCTGACATAAAGAAAGAGGGAACATGCCAACAAATTCACCAATGCAGATTGAGTTCGATTCGAGCGACTACAACCCACACCAGTACAACCACGGGGTTGCACAAGCCGAAGGAATCACAATCGGCAGAAGCCTAATGAAAGAGGAAGTGCTGCGACTGATAAATGCCGCATATCCGACTCCGACTAAGGCCACCAAGATTATTACTGACTTGATTGAGGGGATACAAATTGAGACGGATTCTGTCCTTTCTTTATCCAGCAGATAAATTGACTGCCTACAACCAGGGCAGGCGCGATGAACAAATGGCTGTTGAATCACTGATTGACGCGTTTCGGCTCAGCAGATGGCTAGACATCGCAACATGCAACATCATCCTTGACCACTTGAATCACATAGATCGCAGACCGAAGGGAAAACTATGAGTGACCTACAAGACATCATCGTAAACAGCTCCATCAAGGCTTTCAAGAACGGCTATCACTTTGGCAAGACCGAAGAACTAAACCGTGTAGTCGGCTTGCTACAACAGCACGAACAGGAAACCAAATGTGAGTGCGAAGGATGCAACTCTTGGACTAACGCCTTTGAGTTCATCATCAAAGAAATAAAGGGCGAGGTCAATGACTGACAGTCAATACACAAGCGGGTTTGAGGCAGGCAAAGACTATGCCCGTAAACAAATCCTTGATTACATCCAGCACCATTTAGAAGAACAAGTAGACATCACTTCAGAAGACATTGCGAGTGAGATTGAATACCTACAAAGACAAGACATAAGGGAGAAAAACAATGGATGAGGACTTTACGACAGAAACAAAGCTTGACCTTCTCAGCATTGAGCTAGATGCACTAGCCAACGAGATTCAGGCGATTGAGGATGGCTTGATTGCCATACAGAAGAAATACGGAAGGGAAAACGATGAGGCTGTTCAATCCAACTGAGACCGACCAAAAGCTCAAAGCCTACGCAAAAGGCTACGAGCGCGGCTCAAAGGAAATGGCAGAGCATCTGCGGGAAATGATTATCTACAACTTGCTCAACGATGCCGTGCTTAGTACCTGCATGGGTACAGAGACTATGGAAAAGATTGTCCAGATTGTCGAGGAATCCTAATGGGCAAGCATGTAGGAATCAGAAAGAGAACCACAGTCTTTGAATACCGCTACTACTACCGCCGAGTCATGGCTGCGTGGATCAAGATTAGAAGACTAATCAAAGCCAGGCTAAATCATGGATGAGCTAGAAAAAGCACTGAAACTGCTAGATGACAAGAACTTGGTCTGGTCTCAAGATTTCGACACGATTCGGTTAGAATTGTCTCAGCTAATGCGAAAGGCTGCCGAAGTGCGATACCGTGAACTTGAAGCTGAACTTGACAGCTTAGCTAACAGCATTACAAACGAAGGGAAGAACGATGCTTGAAGGACTACAGCCACCGAGCAAGACTCCAGCGTGCAAAGTAAGAAGCGTGCTTGAGTCTCTTGAGGCGAAAGATAAAGAAATACTAAAAACTGCATTAGCTGATGCAAACTGGCCTCACTCAACATTGACACTAGAACTAAACAAACGAGGCTTAGTAATAAGCGAGCAACCAGTTCGCAAACACCGAATCGGAAGATGTAGCTGTGCTTGAGAATTTAGAGCCAACCCCTAAGATTACGGCCCCTAGGGATTGGCGGCCTGCGGTTGAGTTTGATGGCACGAACGGACTTGCCACCACTCCACCGACCACAGGAGACCAGCCAGACTTCACCCAGTTTCTAATAGACCAAGGCTTTGACCCTGAGAGAGTAGAGATCTACGGTCCTGTTAGAACTTCACGCTGGCAACAGCGCGAGGGTGGAGCCTGGTTGGTTTCTTGGCGGTTCAACTTTAGAATGAAAGCTGAATTAGAGCTTGACCTACCGACACTTTATGCTCAGGCAAAAAAGACAAAGTTGCCAGCCGTAAAAGAAACAAAGCAAGGCAAAGCCCTTGTCATTGTTCCAGCCGACTTTCAGGTAGGCAAGACAGGATCACGAGGAAACACTCAAGACCTAATCGCCAGAGTCTTTGCAAGCTACGAGCGCATCGAGCAGAAGCTAAAGAAGGGTGGCTACGAAAAAGTTATCATCCTTGATGCAGGAGACATGATTGAGTCAGTCTCCAACTCAGCTCAGTTCGCTCAGCTAGATTCAAACGACCTTAGCCCAATGCAACAAGTAGACATGGCTGCTGCCTTGTTGTGGGATTTAGTCAAGCTTGCTCACAAGTACGCACCAGTGACCTATGCTTCGGTTGCTTCCAATCACTGCCAGTGGCGCTTCAACGGACAGACTGTTGGCAAGCCTGGTCAAGATGACTGGGGCATCGTTATTTTGCAACAGCTTCGCAGACTAAGCACCGAGCTTGGTATGAATGTCACTTACCTAATTCCCGACCCATACGATGAATCGCTGGCGTTTGATGTATTTGATGACAAGTTTCATGTCATCGGTCTAGCTCATGGACATCAGGCAAAACGACCTAACGGCATGGAAGGCTGGCTACAGAAGCAAGGGTTCTCCAATGCGCCGATTGCCGCCTGGACTACATTTGTCAGCGGTCATTTCCATCATCTTCGGGTAGAGGAACTCGGTCAGTCACACAATGGCGGATCACGCTACTGGATTCAGGCAAGCACAATGGACAACGGGTCTGACTGGTTCAGACTTCAATCTGGAACTGATAGCGCAACTGGAATAGTTTGCTTTGAACTAGAGCGACAGGTTCACTTTCAAGGCACGGTCTATAAGCTGTAGATCATGGTAAGAGAGGAAACCAGAAATCGTAAAAACTACTGCTGGAACGAACCAGACGCAAAAAACACTCTTGGCGCTCGTACTTGCGACAATCCTAACTGCGTTCGGCCTGCTCATGTCATTTCTGCTATTGAGATGGAGTGGTGGGACATCAGCTATCGAACAGGCAAAAAGCTTACGCATCAAGAAATCTACGAAAAGATAGTGAGTGAGTCATGGTAGCGATACTTTTGATTTGTCCTAATGGACACATGCTTGAAATGATTATCGGACCCAAAAGCTCTTTGCCTTCGGTCTGCCTAACCTGCAACACACCATTCAATAGGAAGTAATGCCAACCTACGAATACCAATGTCAGTGTGGGGACACAACTACAATCGTTCGGTCAATCACAGCCGAGGAAAACAAACCTATCTGTGCTAAATGTGCTGTTGAGATGACAAGAGTTTACGATAAGCCTGCCATTGAGTTCAAAGGGGATGGTTGGGCTGGTAAAGACTCCAAGTAAAACAAGGGGGGCCTTTTCTGTGGGGAAAGTTTCCAGAAAAAACAAAAACAACGGGGGGCCGTCATGTACGCAAAACCTTGCCTAGATTGTGGAAGGCTGACCAAAGGCGCATCCCGCTGTGAGATTCACCAGACAATGATTGAGCAAAGGCTAGAAGCCAAGCGTGCCGAAAGAAAAAGAGAAACAGGTCAGTACGCAGGAGATTACAGAAAGCGTGCCAAGCAGGTTCGAGACTCAGCGCTTTACTGCCACCTATGCAACGAGGGCATGAGAATAGATGACCCATTCCAAGCTGACCACTTGATACCAGGAGACCCGAACAGTCCATTAGCTCCAGCTCACAGATCCTGCAACGCACGCCGAGGCAACAAGCCACTAACAAAATAAAATCCTGACTGACTCCAGATTCGGTTCGGATTCGGTTGAACAGTCAGCGACACAGATTCCGAGATTCGGTCAGGATTCGGTTGAGATTCGGTTCGAGATTCGGTCAATATTCGGTCAGGATTCGGTTGGAAATTCTGCCAGACAGGGCCAAAAAGCCACTCGAACAAGTGTTTCGAAAATTTGTTCGAATGGCCCTAATAGAACATTTGTTCGAATGACTGAGGGCCCGACACTGGCACGGCCCGACACTGCCAGGATCACCGCGGGAGCGCCTGGAGCTGAGACACGGGCGGCGGGAGCTAGAGCGCGACAAGGGCCGCGCCCTAATCTTTGAGACACTGGCAGACACTAGCCGCGGAAGACTGCAAGGCAACCCGACAAGGCCCGACACTGGCAGCGCATAAGTAAGAAGTAAGGCCGCCATGACTAGGCCAGGCATGCAACCTAGGGCCTGAGATCGGCGCGGCAGGATAGGCGCGACACGCCCAAAAACAAAAAAAGCAAAAAACTTGCAAAAAAAGCAAAAAAGTGCAAGAATTTGAACAAGGCAAAGACAAGGCCTTAGAAGAAGGGAATGATGAAAACACTAGAAGCGCCTAAAGGTTATGAACTACTTGAGGGCCGCGATTACTATGCCTATTACCTAAGCCATGAAGACCGCGGAATTATCGGCGGCTTGAATGAACTAGAGTCTGGCAAGATCGCGCTGGACTTGTTTAAGAATGGCGAGATCGTGCCAATAGTTAGCAAGTCAATAAGTGCCGCGCTGGAATTCTCCGGTGATCTTGACCGCATGAATGAATTGGGGCGATGATGGCCTTACACTTGGATATCTACCGTAGCGACTGGAACGATAGTGCAAATATCTTTCACGGGCGCGAGTATATAACGGTTGTCAATATTCCTGGACCCTCTGAACCGCAACCTAACGACGCTGTAGCCTTACTGGAGCAACATGCGCCAGGCGCTTGTCGCTTAGTGCCCGCGGAACTAATTGGCAGCGAATGGAAACCGCTAGAAGGCATGACTAACGGCGGCACTTATGCCGCTACAAGTGATAGCCGCTTTAACGAAACTATGCGCGAACTATTAGGCAGCAACTTTTATGGTGCTGTTGCTGTTCATGATCGGCTTCACTGGAATTTTGAGGCGGCTAACTAATGAATGAGCGCTACTGGCGTGCAGTGAATCGCAACCTGCTAATTCTTACGCTGATCTTAGGCGGCGGCCTAATTCTTGCATTATGGCAACCCGTGGCAGCGGGTATTGAATTCTTAACAACTAACTAAACAACATGAAGGGAATAAAAAACATGCAAACAATAACAGACAACACTCAAGAAGTAATCTTTAACATGCTCACTGAAAACACGGGCACTCACTTCTTGGATAGCGGCGGCAGCGATGGCAGAAGGTGGCAGCGCAATGCCATGAAGACACTAGAAGACTTCCGCGCTGAACCTGAAGCCTATTTTGAAGGCGGCGAATATCCTGAAGTTGGTAAGTCTACATTCTGGCTATTGGCTAATAACTTAGAACATGATCAAGGCCTAACCGCGGCCTATCATGAATTCGCCAAGGCTTATCCTGATGAATCATGGCTTGAGATCAATGAATTATGGCTTGACAAGCTAGGCGTGCCAGGTGAAGGCGGGGACTTTTACAGTGATTCACGCTTTACATTCAACACCTATAACTGGAGCGATAACTGGCTAGGTGATCAAACACTGCAAGGCACTGGCTTTGGAATGGGTGGCAGACCTTACCTAATTCTTCAAGTTCACGGCGGCGCGGATGTTCGCGGCGGCTATACAAGGCCCCAAGTCTTTGAGCTAGTTGAAGGCTTGGATGGCTTTATTATGAACGGCCAGGATGCCAACTTTAGTTGCAGCGCTGAAGACTGTAGCAACCGCTTGAGCATGCGCGGATATTATGAGCTGGAGCTAATTGATGAAAATTGGGACCGCTTAGAAACTTTTACCAACCTAGAAGAAGTAAAGGCGTGCCCTTGTGGCGGCGCTTGGATTAACTAACTAAAAAACAAGAAGGGAATAAAAGAATGAAACTACTGGAAGACTGGAGCGCTTTAGTCTCAACTAATTGCGAATGCAGCTTTACTGATGAAGAAGGCAATGAAATACCTGAGATATCGCCTGATTACTGCAACGGATGCGGCGAATGGATGCAAGAAGATGCAACCGCGCTACTAGAAGAATGGCTTGAGCGTAATGATCACCCTAGCGCCGTAATTATCCGCGGCGTGGCAATGGGATGGCAGCGGCTAAGCGGCTATGCACTGATTAGAGAATCAGGGGACAAGATAGCAAGCGAGACACTGAAGAAGCTAACGCTGGATGCAGACTTTACCTTAGAGCTGAAGCTAACGGGCCGCGCGTGCCATATTGTCCGCTATAGCCATGATGAACCAACTGGAGCAAGCTTTGAACTAGAAGCGTTCACCGCATGCGATGGATGGAGCGAGTGCCAGGCTACTGAAGGCATTAGGGAATATGAAGGCGTGAACTTATGCGCTTATTGCCATGAGATCGAACTAGAAAACTAAGAAGGGAATAGAAGGATGCTAAAGAAGCAAGACTTAAGCGTGTCAATAACTATTCATGGCGCTATTGAAGTGAGCGCCCTAGTGAATGGCTATTACAAGACCATGGTCTATTACGGCTACCCTAAGCGGGAAGCCATGCAGCGCTTTATTGAAGAAGCAAACAACTAACTAAACAACTAAGAAGGGAATAAGCAACATGAACAAAGACAAGAATGAAACTATTGAGATCACTGTTAAAAGCGCTTGGGCGCTACTGATCCGCATAGAAGAATGGCTACAGTGGACTGATCGCCTGGATGCTCAAACACGCCTGGATATTGCGGCGATGGATGAATTAGTTAAGCTACTGGATGCTGAAGATTACCTAGATAAGCAATGGTATGCGCGACAAGCTGAACATGAGAAGCACATGGCAGCTTACAAGGCTAAGCAAGAAGAAGAAGCGGGTGAAAACTAATGGCAACCGCTGGAAAATTACGCGAGACACTTGCAGAATATAAGGATGATGAACCGCTAGTGTGGCAATTTTACACTGGAGATCATGCGGATATTCCCGAATGGCACTTTGGGGAAGTAGCTAGCTACTTGCAAGATTCTGAAGTATTCCTAGAAGAATTGCATGAGCTAATGAGCGAATGGATGGATATTACTTACAAGCGCCTAGTTCGTGATGGAATAATTGAATTCTCATATGGTGAACTTGCAGACTTCACTCATGCTAAACAAGTTGAATTCTATGAATTCTGCACTTGTGAAGATGGCCCTAAAGTCTATGATGACTGCACTCAGGATGGCAGCTAATGGAGCGGATACATATCAAGCGCCTTATGCCTGGAGTCTATTATGGGAGCAACCGCCGCGGGTTTATAGGCGGATGGCTAATGCTGATTAAGCTAGGGCGCTATGGCCTGAACTTAGGCAGCGGCTTTACTGGCAGAATAAGCCTTAGAAGTTGGGAATGGGCGCGCTATGACTTCGCTGATCACTTTAGCTTTGACTTCACGCCAGGCGGCTTATTAGCTAGTTGGCATGTCTACCCTGAAGGCGGCAACTAATGAGCGGAATAAAGCGCATGCTGGAAGAAGTGGCGTGCCTAGTGCATGATGCTAAGCGCGATGAACTAGAAGCCATGCTAAAGCCTTGGGATGAGTGCGAGAAGGTTGCGATACTTCTTGAAGCTATAAGCATGAACCGCGCAATATGCAGCGGATATTGTCCATGCTATGAAGTTGATGGAATATGAACCCTGCAAGGCAACGCGCAATTATGGCAGCTCAAAAGGTTAAGCGGGTGGATGATCCTAAAGCTATTGAGCAGGCCTTAAAGCTAACCGCGCAACAGCGTAAGGAATTATTCGCGCCTAAGCCTGCAAGCGCCGCGCCTGCTCACTTACAGGGCAGCGAATGGGTGAGAGCCTGGAAGACACTGGAGCGGATAACTTACGGCCTTACCGCGTTCAGCGCTTTGATCTTTGGCGGCCTTATAGCTGGAGAATCAAAGAAGGCAATAAAGAAGTGAATAAGAAGGGAATGAGAACCATGGAAGATTACAAGCTAAACACTTATGCGGATGGGTTTGGAGTCTGGCACTGCCAGATTACTTACCCTGGCGGAATTGGCAACACTTGGGAAGCTGAAGCGATAGCTGATAAGTCTATGCGAGCGGCTAAGCGTGCCATAAGGCGCGAGATCGTAGAGCGTAGTGAACCCCTGAAGGTTAAGCGCTTGAGCTACAAGGTGGCAGCTAATGACCTAGCCGCGTCAAACTTACTGTATAGCTTGACAATAGCTGAAGCATAAGCCAACACTGCAACACCCTAAAGCCCTAGGCCTAACCGCTTAGGGCTTTAGCTTTACCCTAGGCCCCCGCGCCCCGTGCCGCTGGAGCTGGGAGAAGAAGCAACTAACTAACTAAGACAAGGGCGGCCCTAGGCCACGCCCTAGCCCCTGCATGCCAGGCTAAAGATCAAGCAAGGCAAAAGAATAAGAAGAAGGCCGCGGCTTTGATTATGACGGGGACCCGTGCCGCTTGGAGAGATCACAACCTAGGCCCTAGGCACTGGCCCTAGTAGTGCCAACCCGTGCAGACCTAAACAATAGGAAGCAAGCGCCTAACTAAAACACGCCTAGACAACAGGCCAACAGGCTATGCACTGCATAAGGCTACAAGCGCCCGATACAAGCCATGAGATAGCTAGGAAGCTAAACACTATGCCGCCAAAATAGCGGCACGGGGCGCGGGGG